ATGACAAAAGGAGCGGCGACTCCGACATTCGGAATCACCGCCCCAGCGTTTTTAAGCACATCTCCATTATGGAGTGTTCGGTTGCTGATTTATCAGAAGATATATAATTTTATCGAAATATTGGATATAATTCCGCTAAAATTTTGTAGTTTTTTTCGGTGATTCCGTATGTCAAAGAGCGCGTTCCATTGCCTGGTCAATAAATCATTTCTTCCAAAGTCGTTTCACCTGTCTCCGGTTCTTGCCGTCAGCACGGAAACTGACGTGTACCCACTGACCGCCGTTTTCCCACAGCAGTTGGTCGAAGTCAAGGTTCTCCTCAATCAGTTTGAAGATACGCGCGTTCTCCTCGCGGCTTCGCTGATTGATGTCGGCTGCCTGTCCTGTCTTGTGTTGTGAGCCAGCGACACCTCCGACAGCCTTGTTCAGCCGTGGACAGCGGTAGCCGCTGGAGATGTATATCGGCTTGCCGTACATCTCCCTCAAAGGGTCAAGCACGTTGTCTACAAGTGCCGTCAAGTTCTTCACTGCTTCCGCGGTCGGTGTGTTGTCTATCTTATTCTTTGTAGCGGTGTCGCTCCGTGTCAGTTCGTTAAGTGTGAAATATTTCATTTCTTCCGTTTTTTAGTGATTGTTCCTTTCAGTGCTTCTCCAAGTTCTCTTCGCTTGTAGCCTACAAGACCGAGAATAATTTTGAAGACGTTGATTTTCACTCCCTTGATTTCGCCCCAGTTGCTTATAATGGAGTCAAGTTCACACAAGCACGCTATCGACATCAGCACCACGGCGATTACGATAGCGGAGCATCCGAGCGGTTCTCCGAGAGCCTTGCCTACCACCGCACCGAGTATCACGATACAGAGGTAGTCGGCTATCTTCATCATCGTCCTCCGCAGAGCGCGGCTCGCTCGGATGTCAACGTTGTTGGAGATAGACTTGTGAACACCGAGCCACAAGTCTACAATAATCAGCACTCCAGCGAGGAGCATCAGCCACCGCATGTCCCAAAGCAGTGTGCTGATTTCTCCGATGAACACTCCCATACTTGCAGTCCCGATACGAAGACTGTTATTAACTGCCGTTCCTGTCATTTTTTTTCTTTATTCATTTTGTGGTTTTCAATATTGTTTCTATCTTTGTTGTGTAATGGTCAGTTTTGGGCTTGCCCTTGCGAACCATAATGGTCAGTTTTGGGCTTCCGCCCTTGCGAACCATAATAGGCGGTATGGGCTTCGCCCTTGCTGCCTTTTTTTATTGCCCAAATCCCACAACATCGTCATTTGTTTCCGAAAGATAGTTCGTCACTTCTTCCACTTGCGGCAAATCGCCGTTCGGATGTCCTCTAAGCCACTCTTTGGCTTCAGACTTGCACTGCTCGCAGTAGGCGAAATAAGCGTCATATTCCGCTTTCTTCACGTCTTTCTGTCGCAGTATGCCAAGTTCCTCGCTGAGTGAGTAGCGACCACGGATAAGACTGTCTACCTTGTCCTCATAGGCTTTAGTGTTGACGGTTTGCGGTATCTCGTCCACCTCCTCGCACTGCTCTACTGACAAACCAATAGCAAGTCCCCGTTTGAAATAGTTGTCTGTTCCTACGATATGCACGTACTTCTCTTCCGTGCTGAAAATCTCGTTGTTTTGTTTTGTTACCATGAGTCTATGTTTTTTTATGCTGATACTAATGTTACAATTCCCCCTTTTGCCTCCAATGCCGCCATTATGTCCGCATCGTCTTTCAGACGGGCATAGGCTGTGGGGTGAAGTGTGATTGTTATACTGCCAACAGCCGCTCCACTCTGTGGTTTGGCGTTAGTTATCATATACTGCACCGATTCCTTGCTGAGGTTCGGCGACCAAGATAATTGTATTGATGAATAAAGCTCAGCAATCCTAACCTCTTCCAAAGCGAGGCAATCTCCGAACGTGAGGTCCCAATCATTTCTTTGATATATCTTGCCGTATATTTTTTTCAGTTTTTTGCACAAGTAAAAGCAATTATTTCCTTCAGTATATATAAGTGGAACATCATAGCTTGTCGGAGACGACTGTCTGTTGCCAAGATACGCAACTTCAAGATTTGGGCATCCATAAAACATAGCTCCATACACCGTCCCATTGTACATTCCTGGCATCGGAAGATTTGTCCTTGCCTTAGAGTAAGCGAATGCAGCTTTAGTTTGTGGCGTCCCAGCATATTTATATATCACCCTCATTTCCGCCTCGGTAATGTCCGTCAGCCCGTTCAATTCATAGAACCCCGTCTGCTCGTTGTACTTCGCTCCTGCTGATATGTACAGGTCACGAAGTGTGCCGCTGTTCATCTTGGAAGCGTAGTCATAGATGTCGTCGCATAGCTTCTTCGCTGGGGAAGTGCAATAGAAAACAAAAGAAGGTTCAATGACCTTTCCCCCTATGCCTATCTCATAAAGAGTTCTACCAACCGTCCAAAGGATTCTATGACTACCATCGGAATTATACTCTGATGCCACAACGATTCCTCTTTTATTAGATTCTATGAAATCTCCAGGTTGTGGATACCTTTTTTCAGAAGCGTTATAGTCACAATTAATAACCTCTCCTTTTTTACACTTTATCCATTCTGTACTGCTAAAAAAACCATCATACACCACTTCTTTTGCCTTTGGCACGCTGCGCATCATCCCTTCTTTTGTCAAGGACACGACGCCAGAATGGTCAACCGACACTCTGAAGTCAAAAGGAGCGGTTATCGGTCTGCCGTTCAGAAACGCTTGTAAACGCCAACGCCTCTTCTTGTGTCTGCCGTGAGAGATGCGTCCTCCAAAGGCGTTTTTTAAGGCTTCTACAAGCGGTTCTTTCGTACCATCGGCATAAGTGATGGCTAACTGATATGATAAGCCATCGTTGCCATAGTTCTCCAACGTAATTTTGTAACTTTCGGCAACTTCAAGAAACGAGCCTCCGGTATCTCTTTGTATTTCAAACTCGTGGTATCTCTTCCCTGTCCAACGATAAAGTGTTACGTACACTCCAGAAGGATTATAGTTTCTAAAATTAAGAAGTAAATGTGGTAGCGAAAAAAACACATTGCTTCGCTCCACCGAAACGACTTCCTCAATGTTGGTCTGCCGACTATCTATATCCGTAATGTCCGCTTGGTTTTTCTTGTTTGCTGAAGACAACGTTGTAATCGCCAAACGGTTTACATCTGTGGAAGCGTTGGCTTTCTTCACCCTTGCATATAGAGAGCCTTTTGCGTCATTCGGGTCATTCGCATTGCCAATCGCAGAGGCATTCTTCTCCACATCCTTTTTCACATCGCCCACAGCCGTCTGCAACGTGCTGATGTTCTCCGTGTGCTGTGTCACCGTCTTATCGGTCGCCATCTGTGCGTCCTGTATATGCAGCACCGCATCGCTCAATTCATCAATGTCGTCAACATTCTTGTTCTGCCGAGCGAATAGCGTTCCGTTAGCATCTGGATTGTCCGCGGGAGTGCCTACGTTTTGAAGCCGCTCGTCAATCTCCTGTCCTGTCAAATTAATCTGATGATACTCCATATCTAAATATGTTCTGTCGTTAATAAAATCTTTCCGTTCGCGTCCTTCGGAATGCCGAGATGTTCATCGACAATCCGCTTCACGTCGTTCTCTGTAATCCCGCCGAAAAACACCTGTGCGTCAAGTGCGGCGGTCTGCAACTCAAAGTCCGTCGGCGGCTTGATGTCCGCCTCCTCCGTCGTCTCCACGATAGCGAATTGCGCAAGGCGCATTGAGCACACATCCGTGTCAGTCACCTCCACCGCATACGTCCCGTTGCCGAGCAAGTCGGCGGCGATGTCAACGACAAGCACGTTCGTGTCCTGCACCGAGTGCGGCACATCGTAGGCAGCGGATGCCTTGCGGACACACACGCGGCATTGTTCCGTCGGTGTGTATTTCTCGGTCTTGCTCACACCGCCCTCTGTCGTTGTCAGTTCGAGCGGTATCAGCAACCGAAATCTGTTTCCTCTTACTATTCTAATCATACCATTCACACTATATTAAGTTTATCCATTTATTTCCGTCAGCCGTGACGCGGATGCCCTTGCCCGACACCTCCAAGCGGTATTGCTGATAAACCATCACACAAGCTTCAGCGGTCTGCTGTATGTACGTTCCGCCAGCGGTTGCGGCGCGGAATCCGTCCGCTGCGATTTCTACCATATCGGTCGGATATGTCACCAAGATGTTGCCGTTCGGCTCGATGCGGAACGATGTCGAAGTGATAGCGTTCCCGTTGCCCCAGAACCACACATTGGCAGTGATGGAGTGGATGCCCTCGGAGAGTGACACCGAGAGCGAATCAAGGGTGAGCGTCCCCGAAACAGACAAGTCGGTAGCGGCGGTTTCCTTGTCAAGCGCACCGACAACCTTGCCGTCAAGCAGCAGTTCGAGCCGTACACGGATGCGCCCTCCTGGGTATGCCAACGCGTCGGAGACAAGTTCCGACACACCGAGTCCTATTGTCGGCAGTTTCGCCACCGCTCCGTTGGCGGTCTTGAACACATAGCCGCTTGCTTCGGGCAACGCAATCTCCGCGTGGTAGTAGTCCCTGCTTTCGTCCACATTAATCTGTCCTGTGTACGGCTTCATTGCAACGTCGACCGACGAAGCCGAAGTGGTGAGATTGCCCCCCGATATGCGCATTCTCGGCTTTTCGTTCGCGTCAAGCAGCAATATGGTGCCGTTGTCAATGTCCACCGTGCCGAGACTTGTCTTCGCTTGCAGACGCTTTGCGACAATGCTGTCAGCGTCAATCATCTCAGCATTAATCTTGCCGTCGCTTCCGAAAATCCGCACACGTGTAGTGCCGTCGTTGCCGACAAACTCCGTAGTGTCCGCTTGCAGTACGATTCGCTTGTTCACGATGTCGATTCCCGTGCGTTCAAGCTTCAGTTCCTGAGCCTCGGAGTACGAAGTGTTGGGGACAAGACATACGCGGAAATCCGTCAGCGTCACCGTGGCGATGCTCTTGCTTGACAATACCACCGACAATGCTCCGACCGACAGCCACGATTCTTCGACCGTCAACACGATGTCTTTCTGCGTCGCCGACACTGATACACCTTTCTTCGTCTCGAACTCGGTGGTGTAGACCACCGATGTTCCGCAGACAATATCCATACGCACAGGCAGAGCGGCAAGAAGCGAGTCGCCAACCGTGGTGACGGAGAACGACAAGTACAACTGCTGCGTATGCGCCAAGCCGTCGGTAATGATACTTCCGACAATGTATTTTCCGCTCGCGTTGCCGAGCGACGGCTTGGCAACCGTCAACATCATTGTCTGCGGCAGTGTAGCGTAATTGCGTTTCGGCTGACCGAGCGCATAAACAGACATCTTGATTGCGTCGGAAGTCTGCTTTATCTCCGACGTGTAGCCGTTTGACGGCTTCCAATCATTGATATTGTACAGATAGTTCAGCTTGCCTTGATATGTGAATGCTTTGGCATTAGAAACGCAGCGGAGCAGTTCGTTCTTATACGTTCCGTCCGTAGCGTTCACCCACAGGTCCCCGACCTTGTACGGCTGGAACGAAGGCTTCTCTATGTACACCTTCGCCTTGCCGTTGATGATGTCGACAATGTTGTCACCGCTACGGCTGACGAAATCACCTGTAAACTTGTTCCCGTCTGGGGAGATAATCACAGGCGCATTGTCGTCCGAGAGCGCGAAAGTCTTGATGCCTTGATACATCTTGATAGACGGGCTTCCCACTCCGTATGACGATACCACGACCGCATTCTGACGCGCCTTGTCGGACTTGTTTCCCAAACAAACAATCGTGTCGCCCTTCATCGGAACGTCAGAGCCTTCAAGGCAGTCTGTGATTGACAAATCTATATAGTCAGTGCCGACACCGACCACAGCGCGCCAATAGTAGCGTCCGAGGGTCGTTCCATCGGCATTCTTCTTCGTGTTGAACTCGCGGCACAGAGCAAGGTCGCCCACCGCGAATTGATTGTATATCGTCCGCTCTCCGTCGGTCGTCTTGAAGTAGCAGCGGTAGACGTTCGTGTCCGTGGCTTTCGCCGTCAACTGCTCTCCGTCTTTGTCAAGCAAGTCCGCTCCGTCACTGCTGCGCAATCCTATCTGCGCTGGCACAGTCTCGACCCTGTAGCACTCAATGCCAGCAGGCGAGAGGATGTTCTCGCCGCCGACGTGGCTGACGTGCTTGATTTCCAATGACTCAAACACGGCACGCATCCGCACGAATATCTCGTCAATCTCCAAGTAGGAGCGTCCGTTTCGGTCTTTCATCAGCTCGAAGCCACGACCGAAAGACCCCTCCATAAAGCCAGCCGACTGCAAGCCTTTGGCGAACGTCAGCAAGCCAGCGACTTCATCATCGTCAACCGCATTGACGAACTGACACAGCGCACGGAGTGCCGAGTAGGCGTTCAAGTCGGTGGCTGGTGTCACATTGTCGTAGGAGCGGATGAGATACACACCGCCGCTTTCCGATTCTCTGCGCTGTCCTTGTGCAGTCAGAGCCTCCACCGACTTCGACAACGTGCCTATGGTGGAGTAGCTGACCGCCTCGCCGATAGTGTACACTGGATTGTCGTAGGGAATATCCAAAGGTATTTCCCAGCCGATAACACGGCTTTTCCTCGGTGTGCGGAAGAATGCGGCGTTGACAAGACGCACACGCTGACCGACATCGAGCGTGAACCCGTCACGAGCCACGTCGCACATAATCGTGCAGTCGTATATCTGATTGTCGGTAGCCTGTTTCTTGATGTAGTCGACGGCGGTGGTGTAGAGTTTCTTCTCGGCATCGGCAACCATATCGCCCTCCGTCACAAGTTTGGCATCGAAGTTGATAAAAACAATCTTGTCGCCGACACTCGGCTTCAGCGTCTCATCAGGCAACTCACGTCCGTAGTCGGTATTGTAGACAAGTTCCCACCGCTGCGCGTCTTTGTTCACGCTTCCATCGGGGTGCTTCACTGCGTCGTTCGCTGGATTGAATGTGACATCGAATGTCATTCCCGACAGCAAGCCGCTTTGAAACATCATCTGAATCGTTTTCCCTTCAAGCAGATATTTGCGGTCAAAGATGAAGCCGTCAACCTTGCACCAATAGATAGGGATTTTCTTGACAACGTTTCCCTCGCTGTCTTTAATCGGCGCTTTACGATACACGAACACATCGGTAATCGTAGCGTCTTGCTTTGGATAAACATCGTCGAAGACGATCGTATTCTCCACGACTTCCTCGGAGGGCATCTCTGTGTTTGTGTCGGCGGTATATGCGCTGTCCGTGATGTACACGCGGTTGCCCTCCGTGTCATACTTGTACAGGTCTATGTAGTCCGTGCCTTTCGGAAGCATCAGTCTGTCGGTGACTACACCGAGAGCGACACTCTCGCCTCGGTCGGTCTTGCGGTAGTTGCGCAGATTCCTATCCGAGCCGTAGACGTAGAACCTTGTGGCGAAGTCGGCTGAAGACTTGGCGTTGCCCATATCGCTCACATTGTCACCGAGTGTCAAGTCTACGGATTCCGTTTCCTCGCCGAATTGGCATTTTCCGAAGTAGATGATGTTCCCGACAATCCACCACTCGACATCGAAAGCGTCGGCAATCAATGTCAGTGCGTCGTATATGCTTGTATTGTCGTAGGTCACAAGCACGCTTTTGCTCGCCGTGTCTTCATCGACTCCGTGCAACTGCACGCGGTAGTCCATTCCCAAGCAATCAAGGTTGTCGATGATTGCCGCTTCTGCCTGTGTGATGATGTCGGCTGTGTGATTCCACGACGATTCCTTGCGGTAACGCTTCTCCACGTTGCCTACGTTCTGTTTGTAGACAAGCATCGAGAGTTTGTTTTTCCACGCGCAGTGCGGTGCCTCGAATTTCAATTCGTACTCATAGCCGCCTGTCGTCTTGCTGATGTTCGGCTTCTGGTCGGAGACAATGACAAAGCGTCCGAAGTCGGTATCGATATAGTCGCCGATTGCGATGTATAGCGGCTCGGCGACCACGAATTTCAGCGACACATAATCATCGCCCATGAGCGCGAACCGCCGCACAGAACCGCTGCCCACGACCACCGTCGCGCGCTCCTTGCCTGTGCTTGTCTTTATGCTGATTTCCGCTATCATTTGGCTCTGTTGTTCGGGTTTGGTTCGATGATTTTCAGCGTAAATTTAGCAAGTCCGTCAATCAATTGCGAATACTGACTGCACGACTGAAAAAAGGTGCGATAGATAATATCTGGCTGCCATCGTGTCGAGATTTCAAGATAACCACCAGCGAGTACACGACAGAACGCATTGTACTGCGCGATGAAGTGTTCTTCATCCGCAGCGATTAGGTGCATATCCAGCGAGATTGTACGCTCGGCGAAAACGGGATTGTTGTTTATCAATCTTGAACCGTGTTCGGTTCGCGCCGTGGTCTTTATGTAGTCTTTCATCTCTGGTGGTGTCATCAGTGATGTAAGAGCCGTTTGCGACAGGCTCACACCCCATGTTGTGTAAGCATCCTTACCGTTTATAATCAAGTCACCTTTCATATCAATTCATTGTTTTTTTTCTATCCAGCGATAACTCGCAAACGTGTATTCATTTCATCTATCTTTTCACCAAATTCATTGCGTATTCTCCGCGTATCAGCGGCAATGTCTTCAAGATACGATGTTGACCGATTCATAATCGTCACGACTTCTTGCAGCAATGTGTTTCGCACAGTGCTTATCGCTATTGATGTATCCATTTTGTTTAGTAGGTTCAAAACATCAATATGTATGTTCTGTGCAGTGATCTGCAACATTGTAAAGCGACCGCTCAATTCCTCGGCAGTGTCCTGCGACATAGCTTCGAAACCGCCCGAATCGCCGCTTTGCTGAGTGTAGTTGTCGTAACCTGTAAAGTCGGCGATATTATCGCGAATCTCCGTACCTTTTTTATAAATCTCATTAAGCGCGTCTTTAAAGTAATTTTTCTGTAGCTCTGTCAGAGTGCCGTTACTGAGTGCTGTTACATAATTCTCGTACCATTGCTTCAGATCCTTGTCGATTAAATCTTGCAGTGCAACGGACAACAACGCCCGCTGCATTAGTTCGGTGAAGTCATCGGCAAAGTCCTTTGCGTCTTTCGACATATCCATCAAGGCTGAAACGAAATTATCTTTCATCGTGTCAAAAGATACCTTCGCGATGTTTTCTTGCCACTGCTTGGTATATTCTTCAATCTTTTCGGCTTGCTCTGCATACGCTTGCAGCTTTTCAAGGACATCTTTGCCAAAATTCCCTTCTCCTGTGTCACGAATTGCTTCTGCAATATCGACATTAGCAAGAAGTTTCTTCATTTCTTCGGGACTTAATGACCAAATGTCGCCGTTGAAATTTGAGTTGACATTCTTTTGCGCCCACGCTATTTGCGAGGAAGATAATCCCTCCCAATAATAATTCCAGCTGTGATGCCCTTTCCAATACGATGCTTGCGCTTTGGCGATTTCAAGCAGATTCTTGTTCGTTTCCGTCTGATTCTTCTTCGCTTGTTCGTAAGCTTCGTTCGACTTGAAGATATTATCATCCTTGATCGTTTCATTTAATGAATCGATTGAGTTCTGCAACAGCTTATTCCTATCGGTAAGCGATTCTATTGTTTTGGCAACTTCTTTAGAGTTTCCTTCCAAGCCAAAAAGATCGTCAATCTTGAACCAATGCGCAATGCCGCTGACAAGATTCATAATGACATCCCCAGCGTCTTTGAATAGCGAGATGATTAAGTATGGCAATTGCTCTATGATTGAATTTATCGAATCAATAAGTTTCTCCATCATTGTGTCGATAAATTCAGACGGAGCATCACCCATTGCGTCAAGAATCTGTAGAATCGCACCGACAATACCGCCAGCTTTACCGCCAAGTTCGCTAAGGGCTTTCCCGATACCATCAGAGCCTTTGAACAACGATGTTACAAGCTTCGCTATCCCGTTCGCGAAATTATACAACGAGCCGTTTGACATCTCGTTGAGATAGTTCGTGAAGTTGCTGATTCCGCTCGCTGCCTTGCTGACACTTGTGCTTAGATTGCTGCTTGTCTCATTAACTTCTTGCTGAGCGTTCTGCATCTCTTTGCCTGTGTCCGCAACGTTCGCTTTTGCAAGATCCACACGCGTCTGTGCGATTTTCTTAGCGTCATCAGTAGTAGTGTTCGCAAGACCCTTGTTCGCTTCTTCAAGCTGACGAACCGCTGCACTATGTGCGTCGGTTTTCTCTCGCAAATTCTTAACAGCGTCTTGGTACAATTTCGCCTCTTTGTTTATATCGCTCCAAATGCGGAAATTGAACACAGATGTAGACTTACCCCCTGTTTCCAAACGTAATTGTTCGCGAAGATCCGTATAAGTTTTCTTGTCCGTCGCTGAGAGTGCCTTGAATTCGTCAGTTTTAATATAGTCCTCGACTTTCTGCAAGGTCGCTTTGGCAACATCTTTAAGAATATTGCCCACTCCTTGAAATGTGGCGCTCCAGTCAATGCCCATCGACAACGATTTGGCATTGGCGTTCGATATTTGCGAAGCTTGTTCTTTCTGCAATGCAGCGATGCGCCAACGCTTGGTTTCTTCGCTGTCACCGCTATCTTGCACATCTTTGATTTTCTGTGCATATAACGCCGCAATGGCGTATTTCTGTTCTTGCAACGTCCCGTACTGCTGAAGATAGTCCGACATCGCTTGCAGTTCCGCACTAAGGGTTTCTCGTTCAAGTTCAATGCGTGACTTTTGCCGACTTTTCTCGTTGTTTTCATCGGCCTTGTTCAAGGCGGCGCGTTGCTCATCGGTCAGTCCATCAACGCCTACAGAATTGCCCGCTTTCTTGTTCTCGGCAATCCAGTCACGACGCTGTTTTTGTATTGTTTCTTTGCGCTTCTTATATTCATCTTCAATCTCACGCAGACGTTTCTCGCTACCTTCGTGCATAATAGCCGTTTCATCGGCTTCGTTCTGCGTTTGCAACGCAATTAATTCTTCGTTGAGTTTCCGCTGTGCCTGTTCGCGCTTTGCAGCTTCTCTTTCTCGTTCTTCTGCTCCATTTCGATGAGTTTTGCCACCCTTATTTATCTTAGTCTTAGTCCTATTGTACTCTTTTTCAGCATCATCAAGAGCAGCTTTCAAGTCATCACGCTGCTTTGCGAATTGTGCCTCAGTGAGTGAGTTTGACTTATTCGCAATGAAATCATTGTATTTCTTAAGGGCGGCTTCGTAGTTCTTCTTCGCATCAGCGACATATTTATCACTTGACGCGCGAGGTGCGCTGCGTTCATTATCCTCGCGTACAAGCGTATTTATTTGTGCTTCGAGTTCTGATAGAGAGAAATAGCCACGCAAAGCCTGTGGACCCGAAATGATGTGTCCGACTTTTTTGCCGTTCACCTTCATATCGTTCAGTAGTTTTTTTCGCTGTGCGATAGCAGTCTTCAGTTCATTGTTGCTGACACCAGATAAGTCGTTTAGATATTCAGCAGCGTTCTGCTTTTCCTTTGAGCGGCTTAATTGCTGAAATCTTGTTCTAAGACTTTTTAGTTCCGCCTTCTCTCCTGGTGTCAGCATTGTAGTGTAAGTTCTCATACGACCGCTGCTATCTATTGTAGAGTAAGGCTTATTCAACTTTTCAAGTTCCGCGATACGCTTATTAACTTTGGCGGCTTCGGTGGTTACGTTCTTAATGCTGTTTTTCCCGTCGAGTGCAGCGATTTCCTCCTTGATTGTCTTGATGTTTTTCAAGACATCGTATTCAGTCCTGTATTTCTTGAAGATTTGCGGATAATACTGCTCGAGCGCAAACAACGCATCACGGCGCGCTGTCGTGCTTGTCGCTTCATCGCTGGCAATCTGGGTCAACTCCTCGATTTTCTGCCGATGTTCTTCTTCTTTCTCTATTACTTTCTGCTTCTCCTCATCATATTTCTCTGTCGCCTCTTGTACAAGTTCAGCTTCTGTTTTCATGGACGCTAAAGCAGCGACGACACCAGCAATAGCCGTTGCTACAAGCACGTATGGATTGCTCAACATTGTCGCGTTGAGAAGTTTCTGCGCACGCTCGACAAGAACCAACCAATTGTAATGGATTGCTTCTGCCGCTGTTGCCCATCCTTGTGCAGCAGCCGCTGTCATAACCGCCGTCTTGTACGCTCCGTATGTGGCGACAAGTCCGAGCAACATCCGCCCGAATTGCTCATAATGCTCAACAACATACGATACCCCCGACAAGGTAGTGTTGATGATACCTTCGGATTGTTGACCAAGTTTGTTAAACATAACATCGATAGCATCCTCAATGTTGCTTATCTGTCCTGTAATGGTTTTAGACTGCTCATCCATCAATCCGCCAAAGCGAGAGCCAGCGGATGTCATATTGTTGAACGCTTGCTGGAATACATCTGACGTGACGCGCCCAGCCGTTACCATATCACCAAGTTTGTCGGTCGTCGTGCCGAGAACCTTTGCAAGTTCCTCGGCAATTGGAATGCCTCGCCCTTGGAATTGACGCAAGTCTTGCGTAAACATTCGCCCTTGCGTCATCGTAGTGCCGTAGAGGTACACCAGATCACCCAAAGGGATAGACAGACCAGCAGCGACATCACCACAGCGCACCAAAGTATCGTTGACATCTTCAGCAGCGATTCCATAGGCGAGCAACTGCTTGGCGCCCTGTGCCACGCCTTGCAAGTCAAACGGAGTGGTGGCGGCAGTCCGCACTAATTGCGACATCAGAGCATCAGCTTTCTCCGCACTGCCGAGCATTGTTCGGAATGCGACATCGAGTTGTTGAAACTCTCCGCGTATCTTGACAAGATTTTGCACAAGTTCTTTCGCGCCGAAAGCCAAGCCCATAGACGCAGCAAGTTTACCTAACTTATCTGCGAATTTATCCAAGCCTGTCCCCGACTCTTCCGCAACCTTTGCCGTTCTGCGCATTTCGCTCTGTATCTCGGCAAGCTTTCGCATCACTTGCTGATTGTTGACACTTATCGTGAAATTCAATTCTGCCATTTCTACCCTCCGAATAATTGGCGAATCAACGCAGCGTTCTGCGGATCATCACCGTCCAACACTTGGCAATCGCCATTCTGTACACCCAGTTTCCGCATTTCGTCATCATTGAGATAAGCGGTATTCAACGCATCGGCAATCAACATTTGCAAATTCGCATAAGAGATACCCCAGACGACATACTGCATTGTCCAGCCATATCGCTGACAAGCGTAATCAATCAACGAGCCGTACACGCTACGACCGCCGAACGAAACAGTCTTTGATGTTTTTTTCTGCATCGCAGTGATACGCTCACGCATCACTCGCTCCACGTCAAGACCGATATGTTTTGCAAACATCTCTACGTCTGTCCATCCAAGTGTCAGCATATAGACACTTGCGAGCTGTTCGGCATTAAGTGCCGCAAACTCTTTTGTTCGGTTCTCAATAAGCGTAGCATCAAACAAGTCATACCGCCGACGGAAACTATACAACGCAAGGATGTGGCACACGTCATCCTTATGCGTGCTACACACTTTAAGCATCTCTGCGAAAACATTGACCTTAAGATTCTCTGTGCTGAAACCAAGCGATTGTGTGATTGGCGCGACGAGATATGTCACACCGAGAGATGGCGGATAAAGGCAGTACCTTTTGCCGTCAATGTCAAAGGCTATCGGACGTTCGATAATCGTATCGATCATCTGTGCTTCTATGTCTTTCCGCTCATTCATAGTGCCCGATGTCGGATTCGAACCGACAATGCCACCTTCACAGGCGCGCTTTGCCAATAGCCAATCGGGCGGCGCGGTAAAATCTATGGAAAACCCGCGCCCAACATTACCTAACTCAACTTAACTAATCACTTATTGCTATGAGAAAAAACCAATCTTATGCGTCTGCACCAACCTCGATTTTATCCTCCGCACCTGTCGTGTCGGATGGATCAATTTCGATTTTACTAATCGTGCCTGCTGGTTGTTCGGTGACGATCACCTGTCCCCAATAGATTTGCTTGTGTTTCGCGTCTTGCTTCAAAGCGTCGAACGTGTAGTTCCACACACCGCCATCAGCGGTTGTGAATGTGTCCTCTACAGACGCAGCTGATTTCAAAAACGCAAAACCTTGCGAGGCTGGATTCTCTGGCTGAAGCACAACGGCATATTGACCGCCAATGACACCATCATTAGCGATAATAGGCATTGCACGACCTTCAACCGCACGGATGTTCAACGCAAGCGCGTATGTGTTGCGATTGTACTTCACATCCTCATTCTCGCCACCTTCAATCTTGGCTTCGTTCTTGTTGCCTTTGGTGGTCGATAATTGTGTAGAACCTTCAACAGGAGTCGGCAACTCAATCCAAGAGCCGCCCCCTCCAAGTTTCTTGACAAAAATTCGGGGCTTGCCCCACGCTAATACTGCCATATCTGTTACTCGTTATAATTCTGGAAAAAAAGTCTATTATTAATCATCTGTTCGTTTCTGTCGTCCACGGCGTACACTCTTTGCGAGTCCATCTTCCACCGCCAACCGTCGCCGAAACGCAAGCCCAAAACATCATCAGACAGTCGACAAAGTTCCCGTAGGCGCGCATCGTCGGATTCATACGCGGTACGTCGCCTAAGGTCGGGAACGTATATATTGACATTGATATATGCTTCTTGGAACTCTCCGTTTTGATTTGCCAAAACGGAAATGCACAAGTCTTCGGTATTGGACTCGCCTGGTCGTCTACCTTTGTAGCACTTGCCGTTGATGTTTTCAGCAAGAGGCGAAGACTTTACATAAGTCCAAACCAAATCCATAATCTCAATGTCTGTTTTCATCTCTTAATCTTTGATATTTGTGCTTCAAGTCGTGCCATGACTTTTGGTGTTTCCGCTCTTGCCCAAAGCTCTGTATTGGCAAGAACGTCCTTTGAGTCAATGGCTTCCACATACGACGCATAGTTCATTCCAGCGACAACTATCAATGCCCACTTTTTTCGGATTCCGCTTGCGACCTTAGTAGCATAACTCTTGCCGTCGGTCGCACCTTCTGCGCCGTTCCCCACTACAGCAAAATCGGATATTGATATGACATTACCATTGTGTACCACCGCATAGCCGATTGACGAGCGAAGATTGCCAGTTTGGTCACACCAGCTTTGCGCTGCTGACCTTTCGCGAATCTTCGCAACGCACATCTCGCCAAGCCTTGACAGAGCGTTGAATATCACTCTATCAACACGTTCTGCGATTCTCTGCGCTTCATCATTAATACCTTGCATTTGTACAGAAATAGGCATTGTCATCCAATTTATCCAAGCCAAAGTTTGTATTGAAGATTGTACGGAACGAACCCTTTGACTTCAAGCTCGAAAACTTTGCCGTAACGTGTAAGCCGCACTCGTTCCCCTACCTCAAACCATCTCACTCTCGGAGGCAGAAAAGCGGTGAACGTATACTTCCGCGTCACTCCATCTTCGAACAATCGCTCTTGTGGCTGTCCGTTCACATTGGCAAGACACTCGATTTTTTCATCATCGAGATGTGTTTCGCCTTCGTGATAGTCACCAAGTTCATCCTCATATCCATCGGATGTGATGTATCGCTGTATATAGCCGTTCGTTCTCATCTCACCACATATCAGAGCCGTTATCAATTGTCGTTGCGTCATCACCGAGAAATTCAGAAGCATCCAAGCCGCCTTGCTTGCACCACCAAGCAATGTTTCTACGGACTGCCGCTAAATCTGTCGCAGCTGAAATTCCGTTCTCGCTGCGGCTTGTTTCTACCCAGCCACGAACAATGCCTATGGCTGCTCGCAAAATCTCAACATCTTGCGGCATTGCCGTTGCTTCAGAATCCAAGCCAGCGTTTACAAGCGCGAGTGTAGCGGCGTCGGTATCAACATAGCACGTGTTGCAAATCAACTTGCATTGCGCCTTGAGTGCTTCCAAATTAGTCATATCAATAATCCGTTTTGAGCGTGTAGATATTATCCATCTCGGTAATCACTGGGAGCGAAAGGCTCTCAGCTTTCGTAAACTCACCCTTGTTGGCACCCTTGGTTTCGCCCACGTGCCACTTGGAGACACGGATGCGCCCGTAGTTAGAATATGACACATCGCTCTCGGGATTAAGCTCATTGTCCGAAAATGCGTTTTTAACAACACCGAGCTTGCCAGCTGGGATAAAGACGATGTTCTTCGCGTTGAACGGATTCACGGATGTGATCTTGCCATTGTCTTGAACGCGCACCTGTCTACGGATCTTCTCAAACTGCGGATAGCCGTTTGCTTCAAGGTAAGCGTTGATGTCGGATAACTGCACAAGCCTTGAACCTTTGTCAGTACCCCAAATCATCTGCTTCATCTTCTTTGTGCGGCACATATAGGCAATCACACTCGGAGCGGCGAGAACCTTGCCGAGAACAGTCTTGTCGTCAGCAGCGTCAAGTATTGCTTGAATATCCTCCATGCAATCCACAGAGTCAATGTTCGCCTCCGTCCATTTTGTTTTCGCTTGTGCAATATTGCTTGCAGGCTGATTGTAGTCGATTGCACCACGAACACCGCCTTCGGGGTTGTTCTTATTGTCAAACGTGAATTTTCCTTCGTTGGACAGCGCGCCAAGGAATATCATATCCAAGCGTGCTTCAACACCATTGACAACGAACGACACATCGCCCCACATCAAGTCGATAAGTTTCTGCTTCTTAACACTATCAGAAAGTGCCTTTGTGTCCATAATCTCGAGAATCTTGCGATAATCTTGCATAGACATCGGGCGAGTGATAGCGTGATTCAATACACGCTCTTTAACGGTGTCAAGTCCGTTTGAACCAATGATTGGCTCTTTAGAGTTGTCGCCAATTGTGGCTGCTGCAATAGTCACATTGTACTTGCCAATGATCTCCTCAAAGTCAAGCCCAATAGTCGGAGTGTCCCAGTCAAGGTAACTGCGATATATAACTTTGTCGAACAACTGCTTGTTCAGTTCGGAAGCCTTATCAATTCGTGTCTGAATATTCCTTGTCAGTTCTCCGAAAATGGATGAAAAAACTTGATTAGCCATATCTTACCTCCTTTCTATTGTTTGATGAATAAAATGTTGTGATTCGTCTTCAAGAACGCACCGCCATCAAGCCAATCGGCTGGGAATTGCGGACAAACGTCCTTCAATGCAACCGCTGAATAAGCGACATCGAGTGTCGTCATTCCTACTGCACGAGAAGTGTAGTCGGCGCCAAGAATCGTATTTGCCTCGTGCGCTTGCGAATAAGTCGTCGCGCTATCACCTGTGTCTTTGACTGCCTCGACAAGGTAATCACCCTTGGCAAGCGTTGCCAAAGCTGCGGAAAATTCCACAACATCGTAATCTGGGTTTGAGCGGTCAACACTCTTGACAGTTACAGCAGCGTCTTTCTTGCCGATTTTCATCACAGTGTCGCCTGCGTAGAAATGATTGTTCTTCGTAACGCGAAGCTTTGTGGTTGTGCCTCCGTCAACAACTCTGCCGACCTTGACAATCGTAGCAGTCATCGTATCGAAGTCAGCGCACACAAGCGCGCCACGAGGTATGACATCGCCAACTGGAATCGATTGACTGCAATTGAAGCCACCTGGAAGCATACGAACCTCAGTGCGCCAAAACGCATCAAGATTACCAGCATAAGACGTTTTCTTAAATTCAATAGCCATAAAGAATTTGTTTTAAAGATTATAAATCGGGCAGCTTTTTCGCCCACGCTTCGGCGTCGTCCTTAGCCGCCTGTTCGGACGATGATGTAATGCTCGCCTCAGTTGACGGCATTAGTTTGTTGGTGATAAGATCCTGCTTGTATTCCGTCAATTCTTTTTCAACATCCGCGTCATCCGCTATTGCGAAACGCTTCATCAGAAAATCAGGAATGCCCAATCTTTTCGCCGTTGCTGTGATGTTTGCCGAACGTTCAGCCTTCTGCTTCTCCGCTTTTAAACTCTCGTTCTCGGCTTCAAGCGCCGTGAGTTTTTTGTCAGTTTCCGCCTTGAATTTCTTGAACCACTCTGGTTGGTCATCATCAGCTTTTGGGGTTGTGTCGTCGCCATCACCATCGTTGATTGTCTTCTTCTTCACAACCTGTTTCTGCGCCTTGCGTGTCACTTCTGCTTGCATCAAGCGAGCATAAGGGACTGCCGAATTCGCCTTCTCTTCGAGTTCTTCATCAGAAGCCTCGTCACTAACGCCCTCGCTTATTGTTTCAGCAATATCTTCGATGGCTTTCTTTGTCAATCCAAAATCCTTACATTTGTCTTGGAGCAATTCTAATAGTTTCTTATTCATAATATCACGCGTAAAAATTATTCGTTTGCCTCGCGACAAATATAAAAATAAACCGCTTAAAAAGCGGTGTTTACCAAACAAAAAAATCGTTGTTTTTCAAACAAACTTCAAAAAAGTTTGCCAAACTCGGCATTTTGTTTGCTAAACATTTGCACGTTACAAATATTGTTTGTATATTTGCAGTGTAAAAAGCAAGTATTAAACACACCGCTTAATGAGCGGTCAAGGAAGATTATTAATTATTAAACTTATAAAAATGAAAGATTATCAATTATTAGACTTCAACGAGTCGATGAACGTTGTAATCAGCAACAATGCGACCGAGTACAAACCAATCGTAATCCGCTACGGAATTATGTACGACCCAGCGGATGGATTTCGCCCAATCAACGCACCAGCGAAAACAAAGAAACTTAGCGACTCTGTGGCAGCGGAAGCACAAACAATGATTGATAACGCTCGGAAATCGTGGAAACCATCAGTAAAACAAGAATCAGCAAAGCCAGCAATAACCGAAACTACTGATAATGTTTCAACAACAACCACGCCACAAACATCGCTCAGTGCATCTATTGCGGAAGCGATGGCTAAACTATCAGTGGATGCGATGATTCAATTCGCAAAACCACAAATTGACAAATACATCTCTGATACATACGGCGCCTTGCCTAAAATCATCGAAGTCAAATCCGATAACGGTAAGAACAAAGTTACAGGAGCGACGCACAAAGAATTTGAAACAATTCTGAAACTTGTAAACGCAGACATCCCTGTTTTCTTGACAGGCCCAGCGGGATGCGGAAAGAATGTCATCTGCAAACAAGTTGCGGAAGCTCTCGGCAAAGAGTTCTATTTTTCAAACGCAGTCACGCAAGAATACAAAATTACGGGCTTTATTGACGCAAACGGAACATTCCACGAAACGCAGTTTTACAAAGCATTTACTCAAGGTGGGATATTTATGCTTGACGAGATTGATGCTTCAGTGCCAGAAGTCCTTGTGATTCTTAACGCTGCAATCGCAAACCGATATTTCGACTTTCCTAACGGACGAGTGCAAGCGCACAAGGATTTCAGAATCGTCGCTGCTGGTAATACGTTCGGGACAGGAGCGGATGCAGAATACACAGGACGCTACCAGCTTGACGCATCAAGCCTTGACCGCTTTGCAATCGTTGAGATTAATTATGACACGAATATTGAAATGGCAATCGCTCGTGGAGCGGTAGATATTGTGGATTTTGTACACGCGTTCCGCAAGGCAGTCAAGGCTGCGGATATGCGCTATACGGTTTCTTACCGAGCAATTGAACGGCTTGCAAGCCTTAGAAGCGTCTTCGATGTGAAAAAAGCAATATCACTTGCGATTGTCCGAGGTATGGCGATTGATGATTTGCGGATCATCGCAAAAAACATCAAAGACGATGAAGATAACGAATATGTAATGACCCTTAAATATAAATTGGCTAAATAATCACGACTATGGCAAAGAATATTGAAATCGAGAAATTCGCAACAATCGATGCTTTTGTAAAATCTTTGAACACTCGGGAATTAAATCCAGCATTCAAGGACTCTAAAGATATATCAAGCAAAATCAAAGGGAATAAAGATTTCTATAAGACCGACACATACGAAGAGAGCGAAGAATTACTAACTGGCGGATATAGAGAAGGGCTGTCTGTAATACAGAGTGAGAAACGTGTGAACAATTATGGTTCTATTAAACGGAACATTCCATCGGTTGACGTTGTGGGTTTTGCCCCACACGTTCCGAATGCGATTGCGGGCATTCCACAGTCAATGGTATCTGTCAAGGCGCGTAATCAGAAATCCAAAATTGTGAACATCATCTATAACAACAGCGCGAGCTGCTCTGTAACGACAAGTCAACTCGCCGTTGCTGGAAGGCACGTTCTTGATGTCGTAGCAATTCTCGAACGTCAAGGCTATAGGGTTAATGTTGATATTTTAACAACGGCTTGCACTGCTACACAAGTAGCGATGTGTTTCGTTCGCGTCAAGGACGCTTTGCGGATAATTAATCCTCTTAAGCTCGCATACATTCTTGTGCATCCGTCGTTTTTTCGCAGACAGGGATTCCGTTGGATTGAAACCTGTCCCAAGATTACAGACGAAACATTTTCCAACGGCTATGGCTATCCGTTGATATGGCTGGCGAATAAAAAGAACGAGTCTGAAAGAGAATGGATGAAGCGGCACGGACTTCTCCCCGATGGCGTTTTCTTCACTTGCTACAATGAAGCGGTTCAGAACAACGCTGAAGAGCTAATGGATATTATGGGTTTGGGCAAAAAGAAGTAAGTTTAACTACAAAGATAGGCGAATGGAAATATTTGTCTATCTTTGTCATCGATAAATCAACGCTGTATGGAGAGAATCAAACTGGCGAAAGAAGAGAAGGAGGCTTTACGGATTCTGCACGAGGGCAAAATCAATATGACAACCGACCCTCAGCGAATCGGCAGTCTGTCCTATGGATTTGAAGCGCTTGAACGGCTTGGTCTTGCTCGGTGCGCGTGGTCTGAGGGACACGTAATCGAGGATGTCGCAATAACAAGCAAAGGGAGACGGTATGTTGACCATAATCCCAAATTGCGGAACCCTGTTGATTGGCAGAAAATCCTCGCAGTCGCATCGGTCATATCTGTTATCATAGCGGCTCTTGCATTATTCATCGCCTGCTCGCTAATTAAGCGTTAAATAATGCAAGCGGCATTATTAAGTCACAAACACTTTTAGCAACTTTTATGCGGAACGCTCCACTAAATTTTGTATTTTTGCTGAAAGGAATTTTTAAATGAATTTTTATGGATAAAAACATTATTACAAACGGGATATATCGATATTTTTTATTAAAATATTGTATTTTTGTAAAGCCAAGTGAGGATTAAACAAGAAGCCTATTTATGAAATATTTTGCCGATTATATGAAAGAGCGTATCTACGCAATAGACGAAAACACTGGTGACGGAGTAATGGTCGATGGAGACGGAAAATTCTCTATCCATAAAGACAAAAAACAAATTCCATGGCTATCAGAGGAAAATGGTACTGGTTTTATCGTTGAAGAAATGACAAAAAAGGAATTTGAATCTTTTGGCATAACATGGAACTGGGCGGCTGCACCATTACCAGATGAGGAACAAAAACACTCTTGGCGCAATTACAAGCAGGTTATTTATTGAAGTGCGAATAATATTCTTCAGACCTCTTTCTCAACACAATACCTTTTGCAGACTGTTGTTCTTCTTTAGACATCACTCGCCATTCTTCATAGTATTTATGCCCTAAGCCACCTTCAATACCTGTTTCTCGATGAATCTTATTCCATAGTTTTTCTCCCAATATAGCTTTTGCGTTTTCTGGGAGCTCTTTGGCGTAAATCATTTTTGCAGTATTAACTTGAATTTCTGCAACAAGGCCATTGCTTGTTTGAAGATTGACTATATTTCCACTATAACCGAGATAGTTTTGTGGCCTCTGTTTCTTCACTGCGATTCCTTTAAATGCCTTGACTGGTTCTGACATTCTTAATTGCTCGATAACAATATCAATGTTTTGTCTGTCCGCAATAATAGTTGTCCGTACAAGGTCTTTTAGCTTATCGGGCATATATGCATCTCCTTTCTCCTTCCTCTCCAATAGAACTTTTCGCTTAATAGATGCCTCGCTTTTGTAATTTATCGGCGTACAGATTGCATTATGTTCAGCGGCAATGCTCTCTGCTAATCCTTGCACTTCGCCACCACTTGACCGAGCCTTAATTACGACATCCTTGATTGCCTTTTCGAGAGATTTTTCCGCATCCGTCTTCTCCCGCTTGATTCTTGTGTACTTCGGATTGTCCTTCACCCAGTACGGCAACGACTGCGCTTCAGAAACTCTCTTCTTATTACTCTTCCACCAATCTTGAAAATACTTGTTTGGCTCCCGAATCACGCTCTTACTTTCGGGTATAGGCTCATCATTAAGGATAGCCTCCTGTATTTTGTCAAACTCTTTTTCATCTGCAAGTATCGGCACGACATAGCAACGGCATTGCGGATGCCAGCCCTTGAATACAAAATCTTTCGGGTATACGCCACGATTGCCTTTCTCGCCACGCCTTGCCGACAAATCATTACAAATATCTGGCTCTGGATGATTGTCAGATAGCACGACGCGATAGCCAATAACGAAATCAAGTTGTCGCCATCGCTCTTGATCCGCGGTGCGATATGCCATATTTGTTTCTGTGCGCGCCAAACGCATAGCGTTTTTGTATGACGAGCGATACACACCGCGACCGAAAGAATAGTCCTTAAGGTTCACCGTCTGCCATGATACATTACCTGTCACAGCGTCAACAACCTTGCGTTTCCACACGCGCCCATAAACAGGCTCTTTTCCGACAACGTTGCCGTCAGCATCAAAGATGTCTTGTTCGCCCGTCTTGACACGAAACCGACGAAACATCATATCTGGACGCTGAAGATACTTGCGCACCTCTCGTGAGATTGTGGCAGCGCTCTTGCCTTCGCCCATCGCTACGGATAAAGCCATTTCCATCTCGGTTTTGAAATCACCAACGTATTTCCACACACGCTGTGACAGATTCAATCCACCATACTCAGATTTGCGTTTGAAGAACGCATCCACGCTTTCTTTGTTCCGCGCGAAAAACCGAGCGTAGTGATTATCCTCTTTAACTTTTCTACCAAAGATTGACGTAATCAGCGCATCGCAAGATTTGTTCGCATTTCCCCACTCTGCAATTACGCCGCCCTTGATTTCGTTGTATACGCCGCTATACAACGCTCGGAGAATAGCATTTGCTTGTTCACTTAATCTTTTGTTGTCGGAAAACGAGAATGCCGCAGACACTCCGTTGGACGCCTTCATCGCAGAAAGCTTCAACAGCTCATCGGTAGCGGTAGCGTAAAGCCGTCGCACATTGTCGGCATAATGCTCTGTACGCGAGAAAAGCATTTTAGCGGCTTTGTCGTAGTCAATCTTTTTTTTAAGCATAGTTACTTATGTTTGAACATTTCGCAGCCGTGAGCGTAAAGGAAACGGCTGAATTGGCGCAATCTGCAATCGCACAATATCGGCTTGCCAAGGTAATCCGCATTGTGCGGATTGTAAGAGTGTACACAATCCGCACAATCGGGAAGCCGCCGTTTTATTGTCGGCATCTTACTCCGCACCGCCATATATATCCTCTTTAGTCTGATTCAATCCGAACAAATCGCGTTGATTCTGCGATGCTTGCTCTTCCTCATGGGCGAGCCGCTCGAGTTCTTGCTTGTGATCCTTGACGAGTGGGTTCAATTCAACCGCACCTTCAGCAGACAGGATCGCAGCATCACGCGCTTTGGTAATATTATCTATCGTCTCTGTGATATTCTCACCGAACGGCTCTTGAAATTCGTGCTGAATCACGCAACGTTGACACTCCTCGCGCAAAGAAATGTCAAGCACATTGCCTATGATAGCCAGTATCAGATTACTTGTTCGGTCGAGCAATTCGTCGTGCTGTTCCTTATGTCGGTTCGCCTTAATATCAGCAAGCAGCATCATCTGTTTCAATGCTTTTCCGCTGATGTTTGACAAACTTTTCATATTGTCAAACTCAATATTAGGCGTGAATGTCTTGGATAATATATGCTTTTGAAGCCAATCGATTTCGGCTTTCTTACTTTCGGGCGCACTATCCCACGTCAGATACTTTGCATATTTAGACACATCATCAACATTGTTTCCACGGATACGCAACGTCTTGTTTTCATCGCCTTTATCGGGCATTGATTTGATAATATCTTCGTGGATTAGGAACATTGGGTCAGAGAAATAATCGTTCGTGTCCGCTGTTCTCGAGCCGATATACTCTTCGCGCCCTATCAACAGCTCTACACCACTCCATTCTTTTTCTTGCTGAAACAAAATTACAGGAATCTTGCCTACAAGGTTTTCTTCGGGCGTCACCTCCCAACCGCTGCTTGTTTGCTTGCAACGATATATCACACTCGGCGTGTAGATGTCGAAATGATACACCGATGTTTCGCTTGTTTCCTTGACATAATAGCCCCACGCAAACGACACGAGATTTTCATAAATATCCCAACGCGAATATATCTCATCACCCTTCGAGCGAGCAAGTACACGAATTTGAACATCGGGCTTGCCATCTTCGTTACGGAATACGTGAAACAGCATTGCCGACTGCGTTTCCGCACCAGCCAACCGCTTGCATTGTCGAATCTTGGAATTGAACCTCGTAGACTTGATTATATCGCCAAATTTCTCAAAAGCATTATCGGTGTTGTCTGACTGCTGAAGCCACTTAACAGGCTGTCCATAGATAAACACTACCGAAATCTCATTAATGTACTGGGGGTAATTCAATGGCAGCTTCCATCGCTTGATTGTCGACTTGCGCTGCCCGAGCTTGTTCCGAACAATCTTATCTTCACGATGCATAATCTCGTGAGCGAGCGGATTGTACTCGCGCATCGCTTCGTTCGTTTCTTGCTCGTAGCTACGAAACAGTGTTTTGACGCGCGAAATATCCCGCGCCTTGATTAAATCCTCAAACTCTTGATTGCGACCGACGGCAGCGTTGATATAATTGACTGCTGTCTGAAAAAAATCTCCTATCATCTCTTCTTTTTGTTTTTGAATTTTGTTTTTATTATCGAAACATCTTGCCTATATCGGCAATAGGTCATCCACGCTCACATCATCAGACAGCTCTATGTCTGCGTTGTCGCTAATGTAGTTAATCGCATAACCAAGGACATCCACGTATTCATCGTGTGCCTTATTTGGGAAACCGCAAATCTCGTCGATAAAATCTTCTGTCCAATCAGAGTCGACAAGGAAAACTCTACCACACTCTATCTTCGGAGCGACTGCGTGTAAGCGCATATCTTTCGGATCGCGTGGTGTAGGGGTGTAGGTCACATTCAGATCCGTAGACTCCTCCAACTGCTGAACAACCGATTTGCCGTTCGCCTTAGGCTCGACACGGAGCGTTGACTGCGCAGAATCGTAGTCGTTCGCGTATAGATACTCAGGCAGAAATTTCAGCAAGTCGGGGAATGTCTTCCACACTTTCTTGGCACAAGTGATGTAGATGTTGTTCTTGATTCTGCAAGCACCAATGATGCCGCTTGGGTCATTATCAGTCTTCGCCTTCCGCTCATCATACGCTGTATCGAGAAAAAAATGAATCGGCTCACGGAAGCGTAACGCTGTGAAATCCGCAAGCGAGATTCGGCGAAACCAGTCACGATGAATGATATTCCCTCCCTCGATGACAGGGTGTTGTTGATACAACGCAGAGAACTCACGCGGTGAACGCACTTGTTGTTTCAACAACTTCTGTATCGAATGCCTGTTCTCCCACAGAGCATCGCCAACGTGCCGACAACTATTCAGCGTTCCGTCGTGTTCTTCCTCGCAGATAGCTGGAATTGATAGCACTGTCCAGTCTTGCGCCTCTGTCTGCAAGATTCGTCCCGCCAAATCATCTTCGTGCCAACGCGTCATGATGAACAACTGCCGAGAATCGTTATGCAAACGTGTTGTGAGAACCGTATTGTACCAGTCCCAAACCTTTTGCCGATAGGTCAGCGAATAGGCTTCTGTTGCATCTTTCACAGGATCATCGATAATGGCAATATCTACGGGTGTACCTGTCAGAGGACCACCGACACCGACTGCCTTATAGAATCCACGATGCCCGACCGTCTCAAAGAAATCTACATTCTTGATATAGGTTCGAGGGTCATTCTTCGCTTTCAGAGAAGTGCTGAGATAGGTATCGGGGAAGATTTCTTGATACTCAGGACTCTCGATGATACGCTGCACAGAGCGAGAGAATTGCTCTGATAGATCAGCAGCATACGAGCAGGATGCAATCTTCAAATCAGGGTCTCGACCTAACGCCCAGGCAGGGAAGTTACGAGAGATGATTTCAGATTTGCCGTGCTGAGGTGGAACGAACACCATCAAGTTCTTAATCTTGCCCTCCAAAAGCATCTGACAATGCTCTGCGATGACACGATGAAACCACTCCAACTCATACTTGGGATTGCTATAACCGAGGAAATGCGAGAATGAGGCTGGTGCTTCGAGTTTGAGTCTCATCTGCATCAACCGCATTAGCTTTTGTTGTCTCTCAATTTCCGTCAGTTTCATTCTTTGGTCTCAAGTTTGCTGAGTCTCTCGATTTCTTTGTTTATTTCATCAATTGACATCTCTTTCTCGCCCGATGGTTTCAGAGTGATGTCGCTCTTTTGGCGGTTCTGATAATGCTCAGGGTCGAGATTGGTGAGCAGGAATATCGCAGCTCCCACATTAGGCTGAATGACGATTTTCTTCTTTACCATCTTCGTGATGGTCGGCTTATCGGGATTCTTAGGATTGGGTCGGTATTCAGTAGTCGTTTCTTCATGCTCGCTGCCCTTTGCCACCTTTGCGAGTGTCTCATGCAGGTCGTGAGCGAGAGTGAGCCTGAATGCCTCTCTGCCTTTCTCGATAGCCTTTTTGAAGTCATCCTCTTCATTCAGCCAACGGCGATAGGTCTTATCGTTGATGCCGAGTTCCTTGCAGAAGTCTTGCAACTGCGCCCCTCCGTATTCGATGAGACCATGCTTGCTTATCCATTCCTCCGCTCGCTGAAATAGTGATGCTGATTTCTTCATGTCTGCAAATCGATTAGTTTATAGAATTCCCTTTTGAGTTCAGGGTTTTTCTCGAATAATCCTGTGAAGTGAGCCACAGACATATTGCCATCATTCCTCACGCCTCTCATCGTCTTACAGAGATGTTTTCCTCTCATCACGATAGCGAAGCCGAGAGCATCATCATTCAGAGCCTCAGAAAGCATATTCACGATGTCTCGTGCGAGCCTCTCCTGAAGCTGCAATCGGGCAGCGCAATAGCCGACTACACGAGCGACCTTTGAGATGCCGAGGATGCGACCTTTCGGATTGGGAATATAGGCAAAGTAATACTTACCGAAGAAAGGCAGGATATGATGCTCACACATTGAGTAGTAATCTCCTGTATCGAATACCAAATCCGAGATGCCTTCCTCATTCGGGAAAGTGGTAATCTTCGGCTTCTGAGCAGGGTCATAGCCTCTGAATATCTCTTTCCACATTCTCACGATGCGGTCGGGAGTGCCTTTCAGACCATCTCTATCAGGATTCTCGCCGATAGCGATTAAGAGAGCTTTTATCGCACTCTTAATATCTCCTGTGTTTGGAGTGATAGTTTCCATTTTGGATTAGCTTTTACAAAGTTTACACAATGCTCGATGATTTCTCTGTTTCGCTGCTCATCGCCTGTATCGCAAGGCTGCACGAAATAATGAGCTGCCGTGATGCCACATGTAGGGTCAGCATAGAGAGTCTTTCCGTCAAGAACAATCTTCACCTCCTGAGCGGTCTTAATGACAGGCTTTCCGACTGAACCGACATAAGCCTCTTTCGGAGATACCGTCACCCAATCGACATTCGAGGGAACTTCACGAGTGCCGTTCGTCTCGATGGCAACCATCTTTCCGAGATCGTGAATCTTATCCACGAGCGAACGAGTGAGCTGCAAGGTCGGCTCTCCGCCTGTGATGACAACGAGAGATGCAGGATATTTTGCGATTTCAGAGCATATCTCATCCTCTGTGAGGTCTTGGTAAGGCTGATGCTCAGTATCGCAGAAAGAGCATCTCAGATTGCATCCTGAGAGCCTCAGAAAGATTGCCGCCTCTCCTGAATGCGCTCCCTCTCCCTGAATCGAATAGAAAATCTCATTTACTCTCATAGCGCACCATCATCTTTGAGTTTGTCATCCACATAAACGGCGAAATTGCCCTCACTCTCTCTGACTGATGCTTTATAGCACTGAGGAATCTGCTCGACAATCCATCGGGCGATATTCTCGGCGGTGGGATTGAATGGCAATACGTCATTCAGATTCGAGTGGTCGAGCTTGCCGTGAATCTTCTCCTTGATATGCTTGAAGTCGCAGACCATCCCATCCTTGTTGAGCTTCTTAGCCTTGCAATAGACGGTGATAATCCAATTATGACCGTGCAAGTTCTGACACTTACTTTCGTAGGATAATTTCAGAGAGTGACTCCCTGCAACCTCCATCCTTTTTGAAACGTAATACATAAGCGATATTGATTTTATATGATTAAACTTTATTCCTCATACTCGGTCGGGTCATCGATTCCTGCATCCCTGAGAGCTTCTTTGCGCTCTACGCAAGTGCCACACTTGCCGCAATGCTTCTCGCCTCCCTTATAGCAGGAATAGGTCTTTGAGTAATCAATGCCGAGAACCTTGCCAACCTTTGCGATGTCGGTCTTTGAGTATGATGTGTATGGCGCAAAGATGTTAATATGCTCGTATGTGCCGTATGCCATTGCCTGATTCATTGCATCGATGAATGTAGCTCGACAATCGGGATAGATGGCATGGTCTCCTGCATGATTGGCGATGAGAACCTTTGTCAGACCTCGACTCTCTGCAAGACCACAGGCGATAGAGAGCATGATGCCATTGCGGAAAGGCACGACAGTCGATTTCATATTCTCGTCCTGATAATGACCCTCAGGAACTGCATCCGCTCCCTCTAAGAGAGATGATTTGAAATACTTGCCCATGAAGTCGAGAGGGATGATGAGATGCTCTATACCGAGCTGCTTGCAATGGTAGGCTGCAAGCTCAGCCTCTCGTTTGTTGTGATTGCTGCCATAGTCGAAAGTGACTGCGAGAGCAATATAATCCTTTTGGTCGTACAGGAGCGTAACGCTATCCATGCCACCTGAAAGAATGATGATTGAATTCTTCTGTTTCATAGTCTCTGATATTTGAAAATTTGATGATGTCGGCTTTTTATATAGCAAATCCGCATTCTACGCAATCAATCAAAGATGATTCTCAGCATACTTGCCGAATTTCACCCATTCATTGAAATTGTTTACTGCGCCCTCTCTCGATTTGAGTCTGCATCCCTCTTTGCTTAATTGCTCCAAGAGACCTGTGCGAGGATTGAACTTATAGAGATAGCCGCCACGATTGCCATAGAGCCATGCGGTGCTATCGACTGAATCGAAGTGATATTTCTTCAAGTTCGCCACGGTGGTATATCCCAATCCGTGAATTTTGCATTTGTGGTCGTGAGCGGTCTTGATGAACCAAGGAAAGGCGGTCTCGTATTTCTTTCGGTCAATCTCTTTGGTGACAATGCCACCGAGAGCCACATAGGGATAGTTCTCGCACATCTTGATGAAATACTCTTTGCCTCGATTACGATGCCATACAGGGATAGGCTTCTTTCCTGTCAGAGCTTCGAGTTTCTCCCTGAATCGCTCCACCTCAGTCAAACCGACCACGGAATCAATATCAAGCTCGAAAAAGAGCTGCACATTCCATCGATTGATGAATGCCGCATATTCCTCGATATACTCATCCCAATTTATGCCGCCTTTGTGCGAGCCTGACATGAACGAGAAAGCTCCTGAATCGAGCATGAACGAACCGAAGTGCTTAACAAGCGTCATAAACTCCTCGTTCTTTCTGAGGTAGTAGAATGATTCGAGAATATTGATGCTTTTAAGAGCATTCTCCCCTGTGAAGAAATCGCATCCATAGAGTTGCTCTCTGAGGATTTTCTTCTTAGTGTTGTCTCCTGCAATATATACTTTCATAGCGTCCATTGCCTCACTTCGTGGCGAGGGTTTGCCAAATATTTTCATTACTCTTTGCCAAAATTCACGGAGATTCCCTGATAATATGCCTCCTGCGAGAAATATCTTCATTGCTTCGATATTCTTTGGATTTAGCCCTTTATCCTCGTATAATGCTGATATACAATTACTTAGCACCCCTCCCGCAGTGGTTGAGGTATTCACGAGATATATTTTCATATCCTACTGCATAGTAAATTATTATATATTATTATCTTGATATAATATACTATCAAATAGCGATATTACTTCACCTTGATTCCTGAGTAGTCAGACAGAGCTGATTCGATGAGCGATTTCATCTCATCCTTTTGGTCTGCATACTCATCGGGAATGGTGATTGTCAGCTTCTCGCCCTTACTCTTTTCATCCTCGTTGTCGAGAGAATCAAAGAACTCGTCCATATTGATTTCACTCTCCATGATAGGCAAATCAACGCCCCATGATGTGAGTTGAGCTGCATCCCACTCGTTTGCAAGCAAATCCCAATCCCATTCACCAAAGCCATTATTGTCAAGAATCGTGTATGCTTTTATTTTTTCAATCGGCGTTTCTTTGGGGATGATGAAAACAGGAGCTTCCTTGTGTCCCAATTCTTTCATCGCTCGATAACGCATATTTCCACCGACAATGATATATTTGCCATTATCAAGAGGGCAAACAAGCAAACTTCGCCAAGATAGCATCTCGGGATAATTCGTGATACTCTCTTTTAACTTGTCGTACTTTGCATTCTTTACCAGACGCGGATTTTTCGGCAAGCCTTTTAGTTGCCCATTGTTTATCTCGATTGCCGACATCGGCAACATCGTGATACCCCTTTCATTGTTCGTCTTATCATCCATAATATCGGTTTGTTTTTTATTGACTGCAAAAAAATAAAAGCAAGAAAATCAGTTACTTTTCCGCAAATATAGCAAAAGACCGCCTAAAAAGCGGTCTTAAACTCAAAAAAAAACAAATCTGTGGAAAAATTATCTTACACAAAGATAGTTATTTATTTCCATCCGAAAGTCATCAAAGGAACGACAAATCACATAGTGATAACCTTCACGCTGTACGCACTGCTGCCATGTCTTCTGCGATTCCTGTTGCCGACCTTTGGCAGTTTTCATCTCGATTGCAAGTCCGTGATATTTGCCGTTATACGACGGGACAAACAAAAACAAATCTGCCGCCCCAGCAACCATTCCTTCAGCTTTTGCAATCCGTGCTTGTGAAAGCGTGGTCTTATAGCCATTGGGGATTGCGACAAGGTTTCGTGCATATTCTGGGAATTGATAGCGAAACCACTCTACGCACACTTGCTGTATTTTTGACTCTTCGTGTCGCATAAGACTCAGAATGGAAGATTATCATTACCACTTCGCATCTCCTCGCTTGCGAACATTACGGATTGTTCGTGCGATTGAGATGTTTGACGGATATTTGTTTTGCGAAACATCTGCATTTGCTGATGCTGACTGCTGTGTCGGTTTGCTATCAAGCATCTCCAAGTTATCGACATTAATCTCGGTAATCGTTTTCTGCACTCCGTTTTTGTCGGTAAACGCCCGTGTACGCATTTTCCCTTCGACGTACATCCGAGAGCCTTTATGCACATATTTTTCAATAACATCGGCAAGTTTGCCGAACACTACGATGTTGTGCCACTCCGTGCGTTCGGGAATCGTTACTCCATTCTGTGTTGTGTAACTTTTCTCTGTTGTCGCGATGCTGAATGATGCGATTTTCGCATTGTTTTGAGTCGTGGATATTTTCGGCTCTTTACCGACATATCCGATTACTTGCGCTTTGTTTAGCATAGTCTTTTTTATTTTATAAATATAATATAATATATTACTTAATATTCACCCCTTTTGCAGAATAGTTGTTATACAACTCCGTTTTGTCATTTACACGTTTGAATCTCTTGCACGCAGGGCGCATCTGTGACGCATTGTATGAAGGCCACTTGCAATGTCCTTTTGCGGCAACCTCATATCTGTAGTTGGCGCACACTCCACAGCAGCGGAACTTGTCTGCCTGTGCCACGCTGATGCTCTTCAACTCTCTAATGGCAGCGTCGATGCAAGCCTCCAATGTAGCTCGCTTGCGTTTGTTCACTTCGTTCACCTGTGCTGCTACGCT